GGTTGTTAATGCGGCCGCTGGTGATGCCACAACTGGTAACAGAAGGGCGTTTACTCTTTCAATTCTTGATGCAGTCATAGAATCAGTTTGGACTCAAGGTGGAACACCAAAAATGCTTATGGTTGGCCCTCACAACAAAACTGTTGTGTCTGGTTTCTCAGGTATTGCAGCTAATAGGTATGAAGTTAAAAAACCTGAAGCTGGAGTTATCATTGGTGCTGCTGATATTTATGTATCAGATTTCGGCTCAATTAACATTGTGCCTAACAGATTCCAGAGAGAAAGGGACGGATATGTCCTAGATCCTGAGTTTTATGCAACCACTTTCCTAAGACCAATTAGAGTGATTGATCTTGCGAAAACCGGTGATGCTGAAAAGCGCATGGTATTAAGTGAATATGGATTGAAAGTTAAGAACGAAGCTGCTCTTGGAGTATGCGCTGACTTAACAACTTCATAAGTTATTTAATCAGTAATAAAGGAGTGGCGGTTTTAGGCCGCCACTTCAAACAAAATGACAGAAAAGAAAAGATTAATAAGTTTCGATAATGTAAGTAAGATTTCTAATAATTTTACTTTTGAAGAAGATACATCTGGAGAAGGCAAACATGATTTTGTTCTTTCGAGAGAGCAAGATGTTAGCGATATTTTAAAAGAAAACAGAGATCAATTTAACGAAACTGATAAAAGAACACCATACGGAGCTATGTCTAAGGTGGCATCAATTCCTATGGTTGTGTATTACGATTTAAAAGAGAAGGGAATTTTAGATGATCAAAAGGCATTAAAAAAATGGCTTAATGATCCAGATAACAAAGCATTTAGAACAAGGGAAGGAACTGTTTAATGGCAATAACTAATTATACAGAATTAAAGTCATCATTAGCAGATTGGTTAAATAGATCTGATTTAACAACAGTTATCCCAGATTTTATTACATTAGCAGAATCACAATTTAATAGAGAAATACGCAATAGAAAAATGATTAAAAGGGCAACAGCTACTATTGATTCGCAATATAGTGCTGTCCCTAGTGATTGGTTACAGACAGTAGATTTTGTGGTCGAAGCAAATCCTGTTGTAACTTTAGATTTTATAACAAATGAGCAACTTGATAAGTATAGAGCAAAATATACTACAGGCGGCACACCAAAATTTTACACAATAGTAGGACAGGAATTAGAGGTTTTACCCGTTCCTGATACAGCAACCTTAACAGGCGAAATAACATACTATAGTAAAATCCCAGCTTTATCAGGAACTAATGCTACTAATTGGCTTTTAAATAGTAGCCCTGATATTTATCTATATGGAACATTAATGCAATCAGCTCCTTACCTGGTAGATGATGCAAGATTGCCTGTATGGGCTAGTATATATCAGAAATTAGTTGGGGATCTAACAATCGCAGACCAAAAGGCAAGAGTAGGCGATTCAACTTTAACAATGAAAGCAACCGCATTACAATAAGGAGATTAAAAAATGAGTTTTAGCGATTATTTGGAAAACAAAATTCTTGCCCACACTTTTTCAGGGACAACTTTTACACCCGCTGGAACATTATATTTGGCTCTATATACTGTAGCGCCAAGTGATGACGGAACAGGCGGAACTGAAGTTTCAACTTCTGGAACAGGGTATGCAAGACAAACAGTTACTTTTACCACAACAGCAAGTCAATCTAGTAATACTTCGGCTGTAGAGTTTGCAACAGCAACAGCAAGTTATGGAACAGTCGTAGCTATTGGAGTTTTAGACGCTTCAACAAGTGGTAACTTATACGCAGTAGGAACATTATCTGTATCGAAAGCAATTTCAACAGGAGATGTATTTAGAGTTCCCGCTGGTGATTTAGATATTGATTTAACATAAGGACATAAATGCCTACAAGAGATTATAGTCAAGGAGTATTCGGTAATAATGAGTTTGGTGTTTGGGGTTACTCAGATGCTAGTGCTACTATTACTGCGACTTCAGGTTTTAACCAAAGGGCTATTAGAACTTACGGGCAAGGTAATTATGGTTCAAATCTTTTTGGGAAATGGGGTTATACCGAAAGTGGTGCAATTTCTATTTCTTCAGCATCAAGTCTAAGTTTAACAGCTGCCGTTCCTGTAGATACTTATTCGTCTGGCGAATATGGTTATGGAAACTACTCAGCTGGAACTATACGAGATGCAAGTGTTACTGTTAATGCCGTTGCAACTGTATCAGCTACAGCTGGTTATGTTGCAAGTGGTTCAGCAGTATCAACAGGGCAATCAAGTATTACAATCACACCTCAAGTAGTAAGAGGTGGAATAATACCAGCCCAAGCAACTTCTTCATTAACAGTCGTTGGAAATGTTACTTTCACAGGATTACCATATCCTATAAACGGAGTAGCAACTGTAACGGCTGTATGTAATAGAATAGTGTTTATAGATGTTTCAAATATATCAGCCCAATCATCTACAAACTTTAGTGCAAGATATAAATGGGTTGATGAACCAAACGCTTCTACAACATGGACTGAAGTCTATAAGGTAGCGGCATAACTTTTAAGGAGTAAATGCAAATGGCAGATACAACAACAACAAATCTGAGTTTGACTAAACCAGAAGTCGGTGCTTCTACAGATACATGGGGAACTAAATTAAATACTGATTTAGATACTCTTGATGCTCTTTTTGCCGATGCTGGAACAGGAACTTCAGTCGGACTGCAAGTCGGTTCGGGAAAAACTTTAAGTGTAGGTGGAACGCTAGTAGGTAGTGGAACTGTTACACTTGATTCTGCGGCCATATCAGCCGCTAGTGCAACAATTTCTGATCTAGGAACTGTAACAACAGTTGATCTAAATGGCGGCACGATTGACGGAGTAACTATTGGTGGAACTACCGCTGGTGCTATTACAGCCACAAACTTAACAGGAACAGGAACTATTAATTTTAATGGTGCTACTGTTTCTGATCTAGGAACTGTAACTACCGCAAATATTGACGGTGGAACTGTTGACGGAACAACAATAGGTGGTTCTGTAGCTGGTGCAGTTACAGCCACAACTTTAAAATCAACAAGTGCTAGAGAAACAAAATCAGCAGTTACACAAAGCACAGGCACACTAACTTTAGATTGTGCTACTGCAAATGTGTTCGAGTTTACACCCTCACAAAATATAACAACATTAACTATAAGTAATATTCCAACTTCAGGAGATGCTTATGCTATGGTTCTAAAAATAACGGGTTCTGCATACACGATTGCATGGGGAGCAGCTGTTAAATGGGCCGCTGGAACATCACCTACTTTATCAACATCTAATACAGATGTAATAGTGCTATTAACTGTTGATGCTGGAACTAATTGGTATGGTTTTGTATCAGGACAAGACTTACAATAGGAGTAAAAAATGACAACAGGAACTAAAGCTATAATGGCTGCCGCTGGTGGTAGTGGTAGTGCTGGAGAAGTTTTACACCCGATTCAAACAAAAAGCGATAATGACGGAACTGATAGAGTCTTTCTTCATGCAGTCGATACTGAAGGTAATATAGCTTGGTCAAAAGAGGTTGGTTACTCATTAAGTAGTAGTGATGACCCATATTATTCTTTTCCTACAGACGGCAGAGGAGATTTGCAATGGTGGTGTGAAGTAGGAAAAGTTTGGTGGGTTATGGCTTCAAGTAATCCTTATGTTTGGGCTATTGATGTAGAAACAGGAGATTGCAGTTTTTATTCAGGATATGGCGCAACATTACCTACCTTTACTTCTTCTCAATATGGCCCTACTTATGGTATTTCCGCTCCTGTTTATTATAACAGTTCAGGTGGAACAGAAACTTTAGGTTGGCTTCAAAAAACTTATGCTTCTGGCAATAGATTTCAAGGATATAAATTTACTAACGATAGAACAACAACACCGACAGTTTTTGGTGATTTTACAGCTGGTAGTTATGGTAATCAAAACCTTTATAATGGTGGCGCTATGGTTAATTATGACTACAATTCAACAAGTGGTTTTCATAATTGGAGAGAGTATGCAACTGGAGAAGTTTATATTCTTTGGCAAGAAGGAAATTCAAACGATAGTCATAAAGTAAGGTGGCAAGCCGCGGCTATAGACCAAGATACTCCTACAGGAATATCAAATATAAGCACCCCTATAGCAGACGGCAATAATTACTCAAGAGGAACAGCAGTTAGAATAACATCAAACTTATCAATGCAAAAATACTTTGATGAAAATTGGAATGTTTGGAATGGCACAACAGCTATGGCTGCCGTTTCTGGAGATACAGGAGATTCTTTTGGAATTACATCTAGTAATGTATCTTCACAAAAGCCATTTGCTCCAACAATAACTTCTCCCTATGACTACGGAACAATGATACCTATTAATCAACAAGGAAATTTAACCTTTGATTACGAACAACAGGCTTGTATTGTTTCAGACGGAGTAAAAGGTATGTGGGGATTTATCAGAACCTATTATGGAGCTTGGAATACAGTAGGATATAATCTTGGTTATGTTGAAACAGGAACTTCATATAGTAGTGGCACACCTTCAATGAATTATGAATCAGGTGGGGACGGCACAGATTATTCAGATATTGCATATAGGGCAACAGCAAAAATTTACGAATCTAGCCCTAGTAATGTAACTGACTTACCAAATTTTTCTATGAGAAGAATTAACGATAATGGTTATGTTGGTTTATGGTGTCCTAATTATGCTGTAAACGACCAAAGGTGGGAAATTCGTGTTCTTGATGCTACTAACGGACAAGTAGGTTCTACAATAGAATTTGATTTTCCTGTAGAACACGCCAACAAACCTCAGAAATTTTGCACATTGAGAGAAGATGCTGTTTGGACTAAGTTATATTCTGGTTCAAATGTTAGTTAATTAATTAAAACAAAGGAGAAAAAAATGAGTTATGTTAAAGAAAAAAGTAGAGGTGTTATTGACGAATATCCCTACTCTATTCAAAAACTTAAAACAGACAATCCTAACACTAGCTTTCCTGGTGAAATAACGGATTCACTTTTACAATCATATAAAGTTTATCCTGTTTCTAACGAAGCTAGACCTGAAGTTTCCAATGATAAAAGGGCTGTAGTAGATGATACCCCTTCTTATGCAGACGGAAATTGGAGTTTAGGTTGGTCTGTAAAAAGTAAGACAGATGATGAAAAATTTTCAGATGAAGCAAGTAAAAGGAGAGAACGAGATGAACTGTTAAAAAATACAGACCATTACGCTCTTACTGATAGAACTTTATCTGAAGAAATGGAATCATACAGACAATCATTAAGAGATTTCCCAGAGCAATCAGGATTTCCCTATATTGATTTTCCAGAACAACCAGACGAATAGGAGTTTAAATGTCTATACTATTATTAATTTTAACAAGTGTGGTAACAATATCATCTTTAGTATGTAGCTTTGTTCCTACAAGTCTTTTACCAGATGACGCTAAAAAAGTATTAAAGATTTTAGCTTTAAACTTTAACAATGTTCATTATGACTGCGACCATGACGAGTAATTGTTATGAGTGGTCTATCTGAACTTGAACAAGGCAAATTAATAGAAGCAGTCGAAAGTCTTGAAAAACAAGTTACAAGATTAAACTCAAGACTTGATTCTCTTGAAGGGCAAATGAAGTCAGGCAAAGGTATTGTCATTGGTATATTTTTAACAGCAAGTGGTATATCGGCCGCTGCCGCTACAATGTTTGGAAAAATGCTTGGGGAATAACAATAGACAAAAAGGAAGAATAGGAGAATTGTTTGTGTGTTACATTCTTGAAAAATTTGGTTATCAAACAACTTTTGTTGATACGCAAGGTTATGATGTAATTGTTAATTACAAAAAAAGACCAATTCGTATTCAAGTTAAATCTGCTCTTTCAAGAGATTACAATAGAAAAAAAGGTGGTAAACCTAGATATAATTTTTCTACCAACATTGGTGGTGAAAAAAGAAAATACACAAAAGAAGATACAGATATAATTGCTTTATTTGGTTCAGACCATGAAACAGTAATATTTAAGTTAGTTGATGAAATAAAAACAAAAACACATAAATTATCTGAAGCACATTTTTACGATAAATCTATAATGAAACAAAGTTTTGAGAGGTGTTTAGAATCATGTTCGGTTTAATTGGCTCTTTATTAGGATTCGCTAGTTCAGGTTTACCAGCCGTGCTAGATCATTTTAAACAAAAAAGTTCGCAAAAACATGAGTTAGCTTTAATGGAAATGGCCGCTAAACATAAAATAACTGTAGCTAAAGCAAAAGCAGATGAAGCCGAAATATCAGGTGTATATCAACATAGTCAAACAATTCAAAACAATGCTAGTAAATGGATAGTTAATTTAAGCGGTCTTGTCAGACCTACAGTTACTTTTGCAATATTAGGTTTATACTTAACTGCAAAAACTTTAGCTGTTGTCCAGGTGTATCAAAATGGTGGTGATTTACATGAGTTTTTACCAGAAATATATTCAGAAACAGATGTTGGTATTTTAAGTTCAGTTGTATGTTTTTGGTTCTCAAGTAGAGCAATAGAGAAAATGAGAAAGTAATATAATGGATAAAATTATTGATGCAATAAAAGGAATAATATCACCAGAACAATCTTGGTCAGCTTTTGTTATGAAGATTACAAGTCTTATAATTGTAGCTGTAATTGGATATATAGGTTTTCAACAATATCTTAATCTTGGTGTTGAAGAAGATAACGAGATCCCAATAGTAGAAGTGTATGAAAAAGATCCTGAGAAAAAAGTTAAAGTAGAAGATTTAATTACTAAACTTCTTAGATCAAATAGAGATATTGAATCAGTATGGTTATATGATTGGATAGATGCACGAAATATAGTGCCTTTATATAACGAACCTAGAAACAGCGAAGATTTATTGCCGACAGGATATTTTATGGAAGGTGATGAATATGTGATTGGTCATTTTGTTTTAAGTCAATGCACCTCTTTAGATAGAGATGCAGTCAATACAGCGTGTCCTATCATGTCCTCAGAAGATGCATGGGGGGTTTTGTTAGTTACCTATCAAGACGATACAGAGCCAGACTTAAAAACGACTAAAGCAACAGCCATGAAAATATCTGAAATATTATATTTGATTGAGAGATGAAGATGAGAAAATTTATACTACCAATTATATTAAGTTTTTTAATGTCAGGAGTCGCAACAGCAGATGTAGAATGGAACGCATCAATAACAAATGAATATATATGGCGAGGAATGTCGCAAGGTAAA